GACTTTGACAGGGCCACAGTTTTAAGCAACGAGATCTGACCCTTAGTCCACGGATCAATACCCTGACTTGTGTAAAACCTATAATCTTGTGCTTCTGCTGTGTCGGCATACTTCTGTCCAGCACCCAGATGCCACGATGATTCGCCACGACGCCACAAACCTTGTGGGTTAATTGCTGCTTCGCCTGGCGTGGTTGACTGATCAACCGAATCTCGAACCCTAGGTTCAAATCCACGCGAGAACATATTTGATTTGGAATCTACAAGAAACGGCCTTGAGTCAATTGCAACAGGAAAAATATCTGGAACCAAAGAACTACTTTCCTTTCCTGCAAAGTAAGGAACGGCTGGATAGTAGGCATCCGTATACCGTAGTACTAAAGACACGGATCATTCCCTTGTCAAGAATGTTGGGTATGACCGCATTAAGCGAGCAGCCTCCGCAATGATCCTGTCTCTCCGTAGTTGTCTTAATGCTGTTGCGGAGTTAGTAATTGCGCCTGATGCAACCTCTTCTGCCCTACGAGTATCCCCTTGCGATTCAACAAAGTTGCGTTTAATTTCACGTGGCGCCATCAACCTAAGCTGTGTACCTACAACAACAATGTCCTCTACTGATTCCTGTATACCACAGTCTGTGTTGAGGTTGGTCGCCTCAGTAGTAACTGAAGCGTAAGGTGCTTTGTAAACAATACGAAGTCTGCCTGGGTATACAGCTTGATCAAACTTTAAAGCAAAACTAGAAGCAAAGTCATCTGTTGGTAAATCACGAACAAGTTTTACCTTACGAGCAACTGGATAGTCGTCGGTTAGATACCGAACAGATACGTTTAAGATGTCGATAACATCGGTAGCAGAAGTTAAATTAATCATTCTGTCTGTGCCGTTGTACGTAAAGTTTAATGTTTTGACCTGAAACAATCCATTGACTGGAGATGAAAGATCTAATACTTCATCATTGATGGCTTCAAGAACTTGTGCTCTTGGGAATCTAGGGTTAACAGTAACCAATGCGCCAGACGTATGCGCAGCTGCGGTAGTTCCGTTAAACCCACGTTCTACAGTTAATGTTTTTGTTACCGTATCAGCAGCCCAAATATAAAATACTTCGGATTCAATTTCAAAAATCTGCCCAGCGCGCAACCCCTCAAGGGCATACGTGCAAACAATACTAGTGGCAGAACTGTTTACGGTAGAGGCCAACTTGTTGCGGGCCTCCACCGTTCCAGATAGAAGTTGCCGCAACGTTTTATTAATTACCGTTGCTGCTGTTGTCATTATTTCTTTTTCTTGGCTTTCATCTTCATCTTCATCTTTTCCTTCTTAGCCATTGCCATACCCTTTGGGGTGTAAGCAAATTCTTTTTTTCCTACTTTTGGCATTACTTGCCTTTCTTGTTCTTGTTTCGTGCGGATATTGCTTTAGCCTTAGACCGTGCATCCGCTTTAGACGAAGCACCCCAAGCCTGTAAAGATAATAGCAGTCTTGTTGGTTTACCTTTTTCATCTCTTTCAGGTCCTGGTGCATTACCCATGCGTGCAAGAAACGATGCTCGACGTGGATTGTCTCCTGCTTTAACTGGGGCTTTCAATGTCCCACCTTTGTACGAGGCTCGACCTTTTGCATTGAGTCCACCTTTTGGATTCTTTCCTTCTTTGCGTTGCCATGCTGGTGATTTCATTAACGATACCTCTTTGTTTTTTGTGCAATATTTTTAGGTTGCTTTACAAATTGCTTTCCCTTTTTGTTTCCTTCTGCTTTAGTTTTATTAGTTGCAGCTTTTTCTGCTGGACTCAACGAAGCCCATGCAGCAGAAGGCAGATATCGTTTCTTACCCTTAGATGGTTTGCCATCAGACGTACGCCATTTCTGTGCTGTCCAATTCTTTAACGACTTTTGAGATTTAGCTAATGCCATTATTTGTATCCCCCACCAGCTTTTTTATATTCGCTTGCAAGCAACTGTGCTTTACGTGCAGACCATTCACCAGGATCTCCACCTTTAGAACCAGCCTTAATTTTGTTAAACAATCTTTTACGCATTGCTGGTTTGGTGTAGTTACCAGCAGCATTTACTTTAGATTTGTTTTTCATTTAATACCTATCCCTGTCTCGACTTGCCATTTATGTTTTGCTTTTGCCTCAACTTCGGCTGAACCATCAATTCGTTTTGGTTGCAAACCTTCCTTCCGTAAACGTTTATAAGCTGGCATGTCTTTTTGCCAGTTGCGTTCTACCTTATTTGTTTGCTCTACTTCTTTCCCGCGTGTAGTAGTGCTGTTAGTGCCCATGCGTATATTTGCAATGCGACAACCAAAGCAACCGTCAACATCTAAAGTAGGATGCGTTTCTGCATGCTTCACGTTATGTATGCTCCGTATCCAGCTGCTGTTAGGTCTGCTACTTCTTCATCCGTTAATGGGATTACGTGTGAACCAAGGTAGACCTTAACTACTGTGCCGTCTCTTGGATCATTAATTGTATACGAACCATCTTGTAATTCAAAGAGGTTCTCTACTCTTACGCCGTTAGGTAGACGAGCAAACAATCGTTTGCGTGGTTGCCAACTAATTTCTGAGTACCCTTCAACAAAAGCAAAGTTCGTAGTTTGTGGAACCCTAAACATGCGAGACTTAACCCATGTAGCATTCTGGCTTACAGAACCCACACCAGAGCCTGTAGCTGTTCTAGGAAGCGATTCGATACCGCTGGCTGTCTGGGTACCAACACCCGATCCTGTCGCCGTACGGAGCAGCACAACGATTCTGGTGGCAGTCTCGGTGCCAAGACCAGAACCAGTAGCGGTTCTTATATTGACAAGAAGTCTGACTGCTGTTTGCGTGCCGTTACCACTACCTGTAGCGTTTCTTACTAAACCACGAATAAATACTGTTGAAGAAGCTCCAGTACCACCACCTGTTGCTTGTCTTATAAGGAACAAAAATGGATCTCCGTCACCAGAACCTGTGCCAGATCCCGTAGCGGTGCGAGCTAAAACTTCTTTAGTTGTGCTTGTTGATTCACCTGCTGTACCACTACCCGTAGCAGTACGAATGGTTATAACTAATCTAGTTGCAGTTTCCGTACCAACACCAGAACCAGTAGCAGTCCTTGCATATACTGCAGGACCTAAGTAGTAGCGACCACCAGTTAAATATGGAAATGAATAGTCAGTTAACCCAGTAAGACGTAACTGGTTAGAACCAGAAGTTATTGCGCTATCAGCGCCAACACCAGACCCTGTAGCTGTACGTAATACTATACGTACTCCAGAAGCCGACTCGGTTCCAGTTCCTGAACCAGTACCAAATTTTGCTTTTGTTGCAAACGCAATTGCGGTTTCCGTACCAAAACCAGAACCAGTAGCAGCTGTTTGTTTTATAGGTGCACCTACATAATAAGCACCACCAGTTAAATATGGGAATGAATAGTCGGTTAATTTACCAATACGTAGTTGAGTAGGTCCCGAAACAGTTATTTCGGCACTAACACCACTACCTGTAGCTGTACGAGAAAACGTACGCGGCGGAACAAAAGTACTGCGATAGTACGGGCGTGTATCTACATATGGTTCTATGTAGCCAGTTACTAATGCCATAGGGTTTACCCCCTACGACTAATCGAGAGACAGGGTTAGTGTAGTGATTTGGAAAGTATCGCCAGCAGTTACAGCAGCTGATGCTGACAATGCACCAGTCCACAAAGCATTACCCGCAGTTGACGCATCCCACAACGACCAATGTGTATAAGTTTCTGTAGTAGAAACGTTAGTCCACTCAATAGTTGCGCTAGTTGCGATAGAGCCAGATGCAGCAGTAGCCCAAGCAGCAGATTTGCGTGTTGCTTCTGTAGCAGCATTTGATGTTGCTGCCTCACCAGGATCACCAGTATGCAACTTTACATAAACTGTTGTTGGCATAGTCCAAGCAGTTTTACCTGTGGTGTGTTCCAAAATTTTTAGTTCAGCATAATTAGAAATTGACATAAGAACCTTTCAACAAAAAGAGTATAGCAAAACCCCCCGCCCAGATGAGGAAGGGCGGAGGGCTTTGACTAATTATTAGACGGCGTTTGCACCGATGCTTGAAGCCGATTCGATTCGACGAAGCGAAGCCTCGCGGAAACGACCGTAGCCACCAAGCCAGTACCAACCGAGTGGTTGCAAGCGCATCAAGATATCTGTGACATTGCCACGAACAATCTTTGGTGTTGCGCCATTGCCATCTTGTGTGCTGAACGCCTTAGCAAGAGCCTGACGACCCATGATAAGAGTTGCATACGAGTCTCCCGTACCAGCTGCACCTGCGCCGTTGAAAGCGTTAGTGAATACTTTGGCGCGTGGTGTCTCGATAAATCGTACCGATTCAAAGAGGCCAATTTCGCCATTGTAAATGCCTTCTGGGTTTACGTAGTTAGCTGGTGTACGCCACGATGCTACGTCGACTGCCGAACGGAAGTCATACGAAACGTCTGGGTGAATGAAGCCGATGTATGAACCATTGAAGGTTGCAACGTTTGCACCACGCAGAGCAGCTACCTGCTTACGGATGTCGTTTGCTACCAACAAGTCATCTACAGCCATAGTTACACGGCTTGATGGAGCTGATGCGCCACCAGTTGCGTAAGCTACGTTGCTGCCACCAGCAAGTACTTCACGAACGACTTGATCGATCGAGTCACCTGCGTTGTAGCCAATGATGTTTGCTGCTGCCGAGTCAACATCCAAGAATGCTGTGCCACGGAGTTTTGCTGTTGTAACAACTGCGTTGCCGTATTCAGCCAAGGTAACTGTTACCTGACTGTCCGAGAGCGCTGTTGGGGTTACGTCAGTTACTTCGTTCAACGTAGATGTCGCTGCTGCGATGTCTGCGAAGATTGTGAATGTAACTCCAGTACCAGGCATTGCCTGTGCTACTGGTTGTACGTCCGCTGCCTGATCAAAAAGAAGTTCTGAACGCAATGCGAAATACGCAAGACGGTCAAACGCCACCTGGTCGATAGACAAGGACGAGGTTGTTGTTTCGCCTGCCATGTTTTAATTCTCCTTAAAGAATTGGTTAATTGTTGATTTGATTCATTCTTGCTTGAGC